CCGAGGGCCGCGACATGGCCACCATCGGCCTGATGCTGAATCGCAGCACCTGGGCGGTGAGGAGCTGGCTGAAGGAGCACGCTCGCCGCTGCGAAGCGAATCACATCTCTGCGGGAGTTGTTGAGCATGAGGCGCCTACGTTTTGAGCAGGAGGCACACCGGCGTGAGCAGCGAAAAGGCCGGCGCCAATCCCAAGCCCCGGAAACCCAAGGCCAAGCCGAAAACCAAGGACCGCAGCATCTCTAAGGCCGCTGAACGCAACTACCGGGTGCATGCCCTGCTGGGCCTGGCTGTGAAGGAGGGCTACGGGGCTCACGATCTGATGACCGTGGCGACCAAGGGCTTCAAGGTCAGCCCTGCCGTAGCTGCCCGCCTGGTGGCCGATGCCTACGAGCTCTGCATCCAGAGCACCAGCCTCTACGACCGCCTGCGGATGGGCGCCATTCAGGTGAGCCGAATGGAATCGCTGCTGCGCAGATCCCTGCAGGCCCGGCAACTGCAAACCGCCCTTGGCACCCTGGCCGAGATCAACAAATTCATCCTCAGCATCGACAAGTTCGAGCGCGCCCAGCAGGAGCTCGGCGATGGTGGTTCTGGTGCCGCACCCCTCACCCCGGAGGAGCAGGAAGCGCTGGATCGAGAAGGTGATTTCTGATGGCCTGGGATGACGAGGCCTGGGCTGAATACGAGGCCCAGCTCCGCACCCAGACACCCTGCTATGCCTGGCCCCGCAGCAAGGGCTCCACAGGCCCCCACCTGCCCCGCAAGAAGGTTGTGCGGCCGGTGCTGCAGTACCTGCCCCGCCGCGGCCTGTTCTCCCAGGAGCAGGCGGTGCAGCTGTGGGATCAGCTCCCCAAGCGCTGGCCCGACTTTGCCGCACGCACCTACATCGCCTCCCAGGGCAAATACCTGCCCTTCCAGGCCTGGGACTACCAGCTGTCGCTGGTGCGCACCATCCGCGCATTCCAGAACACCTACGTGCTCAAGAGCCGCCAGACCGGCGTTTCAGAGACCGTCATCTCCTACATGCTGCAGCAGGCCATCCAGCGGCCGGCCTGGGTGGGAATCATCTTCTCCAAGACTGGAGAGGACGCCTCTGAATTGGCGGCCCGGATCAAGGGCCAGGCCGCCAGCCTGGGTGCCTACTGCCCACCCCTCCCGAAGGATTCCGCTCGCAAACTGGTCTTCCAAGGCCGCGGCAGCCTCCATTTCCTGCCCCCCACCGAGCGGGCCGCCCGGGGCATCCCATCGGCCAGTTTCGTGCTGTTCGATGAGGGTGCGTTCATCGAAAAGCTGGGCGGCATTGAAACCGGCGCCATGCCCACCCTCAGCCTGCTGGGCCCCCGCGCCCGCGCCGTGTGGGTGAGCACCCCCAACGGCCGCAGTGGCCGTTTCCACGAGCACTGGAGCACGGACCACGGCGAGCAGCAGATCGGCGAGGTCACGGTCAACGGGATCCCGATCCTTCGCTGCAGCCCCTGCGGTGGCTTCGCGAAGGTGGCCATCCACTGGAGCCAGCACCCGATCTACAGCCAGGATCCGAACTACGCGGAGAACACCCGGCGCAAATTCCAGCTCACCGAGCAGCGCTACCGGCAGGAGTTCGAGCTCGATTTCGCCGCCACCGATGCCGAGGTCTACCCCCACGATCTGATCGAGGCCAGCGAGGCCATCGGCGGGCTGGATCTGCCCACCAGGGGCCACAACTACGTGATCGGGATCGACCCGAACGGCTCCGGCGATGACGAATGGGTCACCACCGTGCTCGATGTCACCACCAACCCCTGGCAGGTGGTGGCCTACTTCAACGACGCGCGCCGCAGCCGCGACTACGGCCTGCAGCGCACCGCCCGCCTGATGGATCAGTACAACCCCGAGATGGTGATGATCGAGAAGAACGGCGTCGGCGCCGCTGTGGGCGAGTCCCTGGCCCGCCTGCGGCCCGGGGTGCCCATTGAGGAGTTCGCCACATCCAGGCCCAGCAAGATCGCCATGACCGACCGGGTGCTGCTGCTGCTCGAGCAGGGCGAACTGGGCATCCCGCCCGACAGCATCTACGGGGAGCAGATGCGCGTGTTCCGCCAGGGGCCGGATGGTACGCGCGAGGCTGCAGCCGGCTGCCACGATGACGCCGTGATGAGCCTGGCCGCGGCCTGTGAAGCCGGCGCCAGGGTGCGGCCGATGATCGCCGATTGGATCAACATGGTCTGAACCGTTGCGGTTCAGCCCTGCAGCTGGGCGAGGTGTGAAGGGTCGATCATTGGCCCAGCACCACCGCCCGCACGAACTCAACTCCGCGCCACAGCCAGCGCCGCCGGCGCCGCTGAGGCCGCTGAGGTGCCGGCGGCTCTGCAATGGCCTGGCTCGCTTCTAGCTCGGCAATCAGCTTGCTGGCCTTGTTGATGATGTTGTCCCTGACCCGGCACTGCTCAGACAGCACCACGCACATCCGAACCAACGTTCTGGGATGGCGCTCCACTGTTTCGAGAAGCTGTAGCTCCAGCACGCGCAAGGCAAACCGGTCTTCTTCGCTCAGCTCCGGCACTCTCCATTGCCCCCAGACCATCAGAAATCCTCCAAAATCCGGTGGTTTAGAGCAGGCTCTGACAGGTTTTGACGCATGACCCAGCAGGTCACAGACTTCTGTGTCATCCAGGCCTGCAACAGCTGCTTGCACAGGCCCCGCAGAGCTTCCAGGTCAGAGGTGGCATCAATGGCCCGGGAAAACCGCTCCACCTCGAAAGCCTGGGCGTCTGTGAGCGCAATGGGCCCAGGTTCAGCCGGCACCCCTGGCAACGTCTCCCAGCCCATCAGGCCACCTCAGGGCGGGGCCACAACACCCGAATCGAGCGGGGCACACCACGGCGCTGCTCGATCGCCCCGGCAGCCTGCAGGTTCCTCAGGTGGAACTGCACCGGGCTAAGAGATGAGAGCCCCAGCGCTGCCTTCAGATCTTTCAGGGTGGGGCTGATGCCGTTGGCATCGATGTAGGCCCGAACTGCATTCAGGGTGCGCTGCTGCATCTCCGTCAGCGCCTTCTCCCTCTCCGAGGTGACTTCGGGGTGTTGCGCCTGTGCCCGCATGAAATCGTGATGGACTGGTTTCGGGTCGACTTTACCCCGGAATGGAACATACGTGCTAGGCGGGTACAGGCTCTGGCAGGAGGGACGGCTGCACGTACACCACATGCTGCGGCGGCGCCGGCGCAGTTTCCGCTGGCGGTTCATCAGAATCCAGCTCCTCCTCCTGCAGCTCATCCCCCATGGCGCTGTTGCGCGCCAACAGCTGCGCCATCGCCAGCGCCTGCCGTCCGCGGCGAATCGCCGCCCGCTCGCTCATTCCCATTGCCAGGCTGATCTCCCAGAATGTCTGGCCTGCCAGCCGCCGTTCCATCACCTCCTGCAGCACCGGCCAGGGCTGCAGCATCTGCAGTACCTGATCCAACTCCCTGTTGCTGGCGGTTGGCTGCGGATCATCTGCAGGGGCCGCCACGGTGCTCAACCAGGTGTCGCCATCCTCATCACCCATCACCACATCGAGAGAGCGCAGCTGGTAGACGGCCGCCGCCTGGCGCAGGATTACCAGATCACCGGGCCGCTGCACGCCGGTGATGCCTGCTGCCAGTTGCTCGGCATCGGTGGGAGGCCTCCCCTCTTCCGCACTGAAGGCCTCGCACCACTTCCGCAGCCCGTGCATCGCCTGGGATCGTTTCGTGGGGATATGGATGGCTCCAGAGCCATGTACCAGCCGCGTCATGCTTTGCCGGATCCACAGCACCGCATAGGTGGAGAAGGCATAGCCCAGGGCCGGATCAAACAGCTCCGCCGCCCTGCATAGCCCGATCGCACCCTCCTGGATCAGATCCTGCAGCTCCAGCGCCGGCGTGGAGCTCACCGAAAATGAACGGGCCTGGTCCGCCACCAGCAGCATGTTCCTGCTGATCAACTGCTCTCGCGCCCGCTCCCCAGCCCGCCGCAGCCGCTTCGGGGGTTCGGTGATGCCCTGCTGTTGCTCCTCGAGCGATGGCTCCCAGTCCAGCCAGGCGCGAATCTTCCGGCCCAGCAGCACCTGCTCCTCCCTGGTGGGGATCGGCAGCCGCCCGTAGGCCTTCATCATCGCGTCCAGCGGCGAGCTCACCGGGATAGGTCGGATGTTCTACCAGCCTATGGGTTGTAACATCCCCAGCCAAGGTTGTCCCTGTGTGATAAGGCCTACCCTGGCCCTGTGCGCATCGGCCCGTGGCGATCGGTTTCCTGCAGTCGAATGATCCCGGCGGCGGGTATCGCCTTGATGGTGCGCTCATCAATGTGCTCACCGGCCTGGGCACCGCCAAGGACCGCAACGAGGCAATCGGCGTCAAGCGCTCGCGCATCCTCACAGAAAGGGCCATTGATGCCCTCTACGAACAGAGCTGGCTGATCCGCCGCATCGTCGAAAAGCTCCCCCAGCAGGGCACCCGCAGCGGCTGGGATTTGAGCGTGGGGGATGAAACCTCCAGCCGCATGAAAAAGCAGCTCGATGATGTGGTCGGCTGGAGCGAGAAGCTGCACCTCCGCCAGGCCCTCGCCCAGGCCGCCACCTACAGCCGCCTCTACGGCGGCGGCGCGATCATCGTGATTGCCGACGACCGCACGCCGATCGATCAGCCGCTGAATCTCAAGCGGCTGCGCACCATCCATGGCCTCTACCCGATCGATCGCTGGCGCCTCTACCCCGCTGCCGGCTGGTCAGGGATCGGGGAACCGGAGCGCTACTGGTTCTGGACCCAGGCCGATCGCGACCTCCAGAAGCTGAACGAGCAGGCCGGTGCCAAGCAAGTCACCAGCGCCGGCCTCGGCCTCACCGATGCCACCCAGATCGAGATCCACAGCAGCCGGGTGATCCGCATCGAGGGCATGCCCTGCTCCTGGCGCTCGCAGCAGGAGCGGCAGTGGTGGGGCGTCTCGGTGGTGGATCTGATCTGGGACGTGTTCAAGCGCTACGAGACCGGCCAGCAGAGCGCCGCCGACATCCTGCACGACTTCGACCTGGTGGTGCACAAGCTGCCGGGCCTCTCCAACATGCTCGCCGCCGGTGGCGAAGACAAGCTGCGCGCGCGACTGCAGGCCAACGCCCTGGCCCGCTCCACCATCGGCGCCTACCTGCTGAACGACAACGAGGAGCTCACCAACTTCACCCGCTCGGCCGCCGGTATCGCCGACATCCTCACCAGCCTGAAGTCCGAGATCACCGGCGCCAGCGGCCTGCCCCACACCCTGCTATGGGGCGAGAGCCCCTCGGGCCTCGGCGCCGATGGCCGCAGCGAACAGGCGGCCTTCGGGAACGAGGTGGCCGACTGGCAGGCCCAGCACCTCAAAGAACCCCTCCAGCACATCTACGAGCTGGTGATGGCCTGCTCTGATGGCCCCTGGAAGGGCAAGGCCCTGCCCGCCGACTGGGAGATCACCTTTCGCCCCACCTACACCCCCACGGATGACGAGCAGGCCGAGCTGCGCCAGAAAATGGCCGCGGCCGACAGCCAATACATCCAGACCGCTGTGTTGCAGCCCAACGAGGTGGCGCTCGCGCGGTTCGGGAAGCCCCGCTTCAGCCTCGACACCACCCTGTTGAACCGCGAGGCGGATGGTTCCATTCCGCAGCCGGAGCAGGATGACCCGGTGGAGTTTGGCGGCACGCTCGAGGGCGACCCGGCCGCAACCCCTCCAGGGCAGGCTCAGGCTGCCGGCGATGAGGCGGCCTTGGAGGGCGCCGCGCCGCCCGAGACTCCGCCCCGCACCGATGCCGACGATGAGCCCTGCTGTGATGCCTGCGAAGAACGGGCCCAGGCCCTGGCCGAGCAGATCACCGAGCACCGCGGCCGCCGCAAGCGCCGCCGGGATGAAGAGCCCCGCAACGATGCCACCGGCCAGGTGCATCAGATCCTCGGGGTGAGCGTGCGGATGGATGGCCCGGGCATCGGCCGCCTGCAGGGGCCCTACGGCCAGACCCTCCCCTACCCCGTGGCGGTGGGGCCGGATTTGAGCGGCGCCTGGGAGGTGTTCGAGCCCTCCACCGGCGCCTACTTGCTGGCCCTGGGACACCAGCACCTGCGGGGGATTCGTGATGCCATTGGCGCCAATGCCACCATCCGCCGAATCGATGGCGTCGACCTGGTGGCGATGGGCGCTGTGTGTGATGCCTACGTTTCAGGGCATGGAGCAGAGACATGAACCTGGCTGACAGCCTGCAGCAGCGGATCGACGCCCTCAAACGGCAGTGCCGCACGGGCTACAGCTGCGGGAGCACCTGCATCTCCCTGCGGAAGGAATGCCGCACCAGCCCGGGGTCGGCGATCGGGAAGGAACGCCTCAAGCGCCTGCTGGCCCTGGCGGCCGGGGGCGCCTCCAGCCAGCGCGGCATTGCCCCGGTGAAGGCCAAGGAGGCCGGTGAGCTGGCCGAGGGTATCGCCACCCGCCGGGGGGAGAAAGCGGGCCAGCTGCGGGGGGTACGCCAGCAGGCCGCGGCAGAGAAGGCCCAAGCAGCACAGGCGGCAGAGGCCGCGGCCAAGGCCGCCGCACAGGCCCGCCAGCCACGCCCAAGCGCCGGCGATCGCCCTATGGCGCCGGCCGGCACCCCCCGGGGTGAGGCCGATCGGGCCGCCAAGGCAGCGGATCCGGACTACGAGTTCGCCAGGCCGTCAACTGTGGGGAATGTCGGGGAAGACCTGAAGGGCTCCGCTCGGCACAAGGCCAACCAGTGGCGTTCGCTGAGCGAGGCAGAAGCCGATGGCACGGCCGCGGCCATGGTCACCCGAGACAAGCTGCTCAAAGCCGAGCCGCTCGACCTGACGGAAGGCCTCACCAACGCCAACTACCTCACCCGCCTGGCCGGCCACCTGGCCCTGAAATCCTTTCCGGCGCAGCCTTTCACCGATAAGGCCTTCCAGGCTTACAACCGGGCCCAGATCACCGGGAAGAAGACCCCGGCGGAGATGCGCAAGCTCTACTACGACCACCTTCAGGAGGTGAAGGGCATCATCGACCGCCGACGGGATGATGCTGATCCGCGCGAGATGCTCGCGGAAATTTCCCGGGCCACCACCAACCGGATCACGGCCATCAGGGGGAATCGCTCCCTGGACACATACGATCGCTACAACCCCCTGGCCAACTCCTTGGTGGACCTCACCAACAAGGCCAGCAGAGGCAGCTACTCCAAAACGTCAGTTACCGGGCAGATCAACACCCTGGGGGTCCGCCTCAAGAAGGCCAACGACGGAAAGAGCACCGCTGAGCTGGCGGATGTGATGCGCAACGCCACACAGGAGATCCTGGGGGGGGCCTCGATCGACAAGGTCACCGGGGTGCAGCGCGGCGGGGCGACCATCAACGCCGCCGACCTCTACGTGAAGAGGGCGGTCCGCACTGGCGGCCGCGCCCTGGGTGTCGATGACACGCCGGCCGGGTCCACCACGGTGCTCGCCAACCGAATGGGAATGCGGGGCCTGCAGTTCGGCAACAGCGTCACCGATGAAGAAAGGGCCCACCACCTGCGCAAGACCGCCGAGGCCCTGGTCGACCTGGCGGACGTGACGGGGCTCCCAGATCGGGCCATCTCGCTGGACGGCCAGCTGGGCCTGGCCTTCGGAGCCAGAGGCAAGGGTCGGGCCGCGGCACACTACGAGCCGGGGACAAAAGTGATCAACATCACCCGGAAGAACGGTGTCGGCACCCTGGCCCACGAATGGGGGCACGCCTTGGATGATTACATCGGCCAGCAAACTCCCCGCGGTAAATCACGCATGAGGAGTGGACCAGCATACCTGAGCGAGCAAACCAGTGGTTTGTACTGGGACCCGAATGGTGGGACTAAAAGCCAGGCGGATAATCCGGTTTGGAAGGCTATGGATAGCGTCCGAAAGGCTATCGATGACACAGACTTTCGGTTTACCCTGAGAGACGGACTGGCAGGCTATGGAATCAAAGCTGGCAGCGCTCAATATTCATACTGGACTTCAGGCCGTGAGGTGTTCGCCCGCACCTTCGAGCGGTACGTGCAGCACAAGCTGAAGACCAAGGGGCAGGAGAACACCTACCTCTCAGGCCTGGGCGGTGAGAGCCCCCTGTGGCCCAACAAGGAGCAGATCGCGAAGATGGCCCCCGCATTGGATGAGCTGATGAAGGCCGTGGGCACCAACACCTTCGGCAGCATGAACCGCCGCACCGACAGCCGTGAGCAGCGAATCCAGCGGCTGATCCGTGAGGCGATGGCCACGCAGCGCATCGATGCCGTGAAGCGGCAGTGCCGCACCGGCTACAGCTGCGGGGCCAGCTGCATTTCGATGGGCAAGGTCTGCCGCAAGACCCCCGGCGGCGCCAATCAGCAGAAGATGACGCGGATTCTCGCCCTGGCGGCTGGCAAGGAAGGCGGCCCTGCTGTCAGCGGTGGCGCCAGGGCCAAGGAGGCCCCCTCCAGCAGGGGAGGAAGTGAGAAGGCATCGGAGGGCCAAGGGAAGGGCCCGGCCAGCACGGCCAAGCCCATGACCATCAGGGAGATGCGATCGGCGGTTTTCAAGTCGTTCAACGTGAAGAGCACGGCCGCCCTGATGGCCAACAAGAATTTTCAGCAGTCGGTCGTGGGTGACAACCCCCGCACCCTCAAGGGCAAGAACGCCGAGGAGGAGTGGCGCCAGCTCTATCGGCGGTTCGTTGCGGTCCCCAGGGATGAGCGTGGCCTCAAGGACGGCGGCAGCGTCATCAACGGGGTGGACATCCTCAAGAACTTCCGCCCCTGGGTGGCCTTCGGCCTGGATCCGAAAAAGGCCACCAAGGCCGATGTGGACAAGGCCTTCCGCAAGCTGGCCATGAAGCACCACCCGGATGCCGGCGGTGATCGGAAGGTGTTCGAGAAGCTGGTCAGCATGAAGAACAGCGTGAAAGCACTGATGGATTCCGTCATTCAGGATCGCCTCGATGCCCTGCGCGCCAGATGCTGCTGACATGCAGACCCGGCCTGCGCTGATCCGTGCACAGCTGATCCAGCACCGCCTGGATGCCCTCCGGCGCCGAGCTGAAGTCCCAGGCCAGCTGGGTCTCGATTTAGGAGGCAGCCCTCCAGCAGCAGGTAAGGGCACTGGTGAGCCGTGCGGTCAGGGCTGGATCAATCGCGACAAGGAATGCCACAAAGGCCAAGGGGCAGATCCAGGCGCTCCACCAGACGACACCCGCCGCCGCCGGCCTGTGGAGCCCATTTCCTTCAATCCGCCAGTGAAGGGCCCATCAGGGGCTGAGCTGCTGGCCTACGAATGGCAGTGGATGATGGACAGCTTCCAGGACAGCCACGGAGAGGAGCAGCTCAAGCGGGTCAGCGACTGGGAGCGTTCAGAGCAGAATGCCGAAACCGGCAGACGGGTGGTTCACCAGTTCAAGGTGCGCAGGCCCGATGGCAGCACCGGCCTGGTGAGCAGCGAGACGGCGGTAAAGCTGCTGGGCTTCAACACCGCCGACCAAAAAGCAGGGTTCAAGCGGGTCCGATCCAGTGCCCAGACGGTTGCCAAGCTCGAGATGGAGAAGGCCCAGCTCCAGCAAGAGCTCAAGCGGATCGGCAACATCTATCGCGAGATCGAGCAGGAAACCCCGCCTGAGCCGCAGATCAGCCGCAACGAGTATGGCCGCGGCCTCGAATGGGTCATGCCAGGCAGCAGCCACGCCATGCCCGCCAAGGTGATGGCCCGGCGCGTTGGCATCGCCCCCCGGGCCGCCTCAACGCCTGAGGAGGCCCATCTGATGCCGCATGAGCGCTCCACCATGGTCAGCCACTGGGTTGCTGCGCGTGTTGCGGAACGACTCGGGAAAACGCGCATGCCGACCCATGGGTCTTTCAACGGCGACATGCACTACAAGGTGGAGGACGTGGATAAGCGAATCCAGAAGGCCAGAAAGCGCCTGGAGGCCGTTGTGGCGGCTGAGGCCGAGCAGGGAGCCAACCGTGCCGACAGCATCCAGGAACGGATTGATGCCTTGAAGCGCCGCTGCACCACCGGCTACAGCTGCGGCCGCGCCTGCATCAGCATCCAGAAGGAGTGCAGGGTCAGCCCCGGCAGCACGACGGGAAAAGAGCGGCTGCAGCGCCTCTTCTCACTGGCTCGAGGTGACATCAAGCCCCGGGGAATCGGCGTGCCCAATGCAGCCGAAGCCCAGGCGATGGCCGGAAAGATCCGGGCAGAGAACAGCGAAAAGCAGGCCCTGGTGAAAGCCGAACGCAAGCGGCAGGAAGCCGCGGCCGCCGCCGCAGGGGTGAAGAAGCCCAAGGTGATCGTGCAGCTGCGGCGGGCCAAGCCTGGCGGCGAAACAGGGCCCGATGGCCACTGGTATCCGGGAGGCGCCTGGATGAGCGAGGGCTCCTTTGTCGGAGCCAAGCCCCTGAAGCTCGGCGAAGGGGAGGCGGGCGGCCAAGGGGAGAAGGCCACAGGTGGCGACAGAGAACCACGGGTCATCCGCAACAAGCGGCCTTCCTTCCCTGAACGACCGATCAAGCCGAAAGGTGAAGGCCTCCCGCGGCCCACCGGACTCAAAAAAATGGCCGCCAAGAATGACGAGCTGTTCTTCGGGGATGACGGCTACATCCTCTACCCACGGCGCCAACCCAGTGACAAGACGCCAGGGCTGGTGGGCAGCCTGTTTGAGGCGGCTGTCACCCAGCGGATGAGCACCGATGAGCTGAACTGGGCCACCGAGCAGATCAAGCAGCAGGCTTACCGATCGACAGATCCTGAGCGCAGGAAGTTTTTTGACGATCAGATGGCAGACATTGACGACGAAATTGCCCGCTATGGGGGACCAGAAGCGTATGGGGGACCGGATGGACATCGCTGGACTGCGCGCACGCAACTGACCGGAGTGGATGCTGAGCGCTACATCGCAGGCCAGCGTTTCATGTCGGCGTCAAGGCTGCTGACTGATGCCAGCCCCGCCCGCCAGCGAAGGAATGAGCGCTATCGAGACCCCCGCTTTGAGGATTGGATCGTCCCTGAGCAGGGCGATCAGGATCAATGGGTCTGGGGCCTGAACAACGTCTTCCGAGCTGTGCGGATCAGGAGAGAGCGCCTGCAGTCGCCGCGGGCTGATTCGACCTTGAAAAGCCTCTTCAGAGGCAACAGCCTGCAGCAGCGGATCGACGCCCTTCGCCGAAAATGCAGCACGGGCTACAGCTGCGGGGCGACGTGCATCAGCCTGCGGAAGGAGTGCCGCACCAGTCCGGGCAGCGCAATCGGGAAGGAACGGCTGAAGCGCCTGCTGGCCCTGGCCGGCGGGGCCCCATCTAACCAGCGAGGCATCGGCACGGTGAAGACTGGAGAGGCTGCGGAGATTGCTCAGGGCATCGCCGCCCAACGAAGCCAGAAAGCCCTGCAGCTGCTGGAGCAAAGGGGGCAGTTAGGTCGTGATGGACTGATCCCCACAAACCTGCCATTCAGCCCTGAGGTGGAAGCCCGCATTGCACAGGGCATCAAGGAGCGCACAATTCGCACCGGTGCAGTGAACTACGGGGGCGAGGAATTGGCGGCAGCGCTCCTGAAGGTGGCGCGTGATGCGCCAGGAGAGGCTGGTGTGAACGCGAGGAAGGCTCTGGCGTTTATGGAGGAAGCCGGCATCCTTGTAAACGTGGCAGCAGAAAGTTCCGGCGAAATCAAGCGAATCACCGGCAAGGAAATTGGGTCTAAAGAGATCCCATGGAATGACGGAAAAAAACTTGCCAAAATGGTTGTCGAGATGGGGCTGGTCAGTGATGAACGCATGGAATGGATGCGGAAAGACAACACCATCGCCGGTGCAGGCTTGGTCCGCAAGGCGGAGATAATCAGGAACCCGTCAAAGCTCAAGCCAGCACCGGAAGAACTGAGGGCAAAGCAACGACTGGCCGATCACCTTGCAGACCTCGCAGATCAAACGGCCCAGTTCGACCGAGGCATCGCTCAGGGATGGCGATTTGAAGAAGACAGGAAAAAGGAGCTTTCTTACTACACCACAAATGTCTCTTATGCACGAAAAACGTACAACTCTCTTAAAGAGAGTCGCCTAAATGAATTGAAATGGGCGGCTCAAGAACTGATAACCAGTAACACAAAGGGGCTCGCCGACCTCAACTCAGGAGGCTTTTATGTGTTTGGGCAAAAAGCCTATGTGGCAAGAGCTGGGACTACTGGATGGGACGGTGACCTTAAGCCTGAAGCGTCCAAAATAGACCCTAGAAAACTTAGGCGGTCTTACAGCAGCCACATAGCAAAGCACCTGCCAGAGCGACTAGGCAGTCTAAGTGATTCGGATCCAGAGACGTGGAATGTTAAAAGTATGCCAATCGGATACGGCTTTAATTTGACAGGTGCAGAAAAGGCTATTTCTGTTCACGTACACGAATTAGGGCACGCTGTCGACAGTTTTGCCGGCGTGCGGCTGCGCACTGATCTGCCGGCAAACACTTCGAGCGGCAAAGGTGAAACTGTCCTGATGCACAGCCTGCATTCTGAACGGCAACGTTCAACACCGGCAGCTGTTACCCAGTCCTTGAATCAGGGTCGTGGGCCGTCTAAGTATTCACTGACAAACCGAGAGGAGCTGTTCGCCGAGTCTTTCACTGCGTGGGTTTTTGCCCCTCGCGCTCTGAAGCAGTATCACCCAGCACTGCATGATTGAGTGGAATCAAGTGTGACTCAGGCAAGGCAAACAATGGTGAAGCATGGCAAACTGGCGTTCAATGAGAGGTACTGATGACTGCAGCCATTGACGAGGCCCAGGAGATCATCCGCGGCATGGGCCGGAAGCTCGATCGTGCTGGTGTGGTCAGGTGGGCAGCCCTGAAGGCCAAAACCACCGGGCGTGATCGTGAAGCGGTGGCAGCCATGGCTGAGGCCTTTTACCCCCTGGCGCAGACAGAGGCTGATCAGCGCTGGCTGGGGGCATTCCTGAGCGGCATTCCGGCGGCTGTGCAAGAAGCCCGGCTGAGGATCTGAGCCCATGGCTGACCGGTCCCTGGAGCTGCTCGAGGAGCTCGACCAGCAGTTGCGGGGCCTGGAGGATCGGCAGCTTCGCAAGCTGCGCGGGATCTTCGATGAGGCCCTGCGCCGCACCATCCGAAGCATCACCGATCGCCTGGAGCGGATCGCGGAGCAGCCCGAGTACGACCCGGCCACCACCCCCGGCGCATTCCTCGGCAGCACCCCCGGCGGCCCGGTGCCCATCACCCCCCTGCAGAAAAACCAGGCCAGCCTCTACCTACAGGGCCAGCTCGCCCAGGACCTGCAGGCGATCATCAACCGCTTCCCGGCCGCCCGGGCCGCCAACACAGCCCTCAACCGTGAGCTCACGGAGCTCTACAACAAGGCCCAGGACCTGGGGACCGAGTACGCCCTCGAGCTCTCGCGCGACATGCTCCCCCCGGCCGCCGTGCTCTCCGGCCGGCACCCGGCCCTGCAGGACCCCCAGCTGCCGCCCGCCGCCCCTCCGGCCCCCACCGATGCGCCCGCCCCGGGCAGCCCCTACCAGGAGGGCCAGAGTTTCACCAGGCTGCTCAACATGGGCGCCACCATCGCCGCGGCCGAGCGCGACTTCCAGAGCCTCAGCGCCAACTACCGGCGCCAGCGCAACACTGCCACCGATGAGCGGGTGCGCGCCTCCAAGGACTACTTCTTCCGCTGGTGGCGTGACTGGGGCGACACGGTGCAGTTCGAGACCGCCACCCAGTTGGCCACCGGCGTGGACAGCCGCACGCTGGCCCGCACCCTCAAGGCCCGCCTGCCCCACATCAACGACGCCTTCCGCAACCGGGCCGAGACCGTGGCACGCACCGAAACCCACATCGCCGCCGGCGAGGCCCGCGAGCGCACTTTCCGCCGTGTTGGGGCCGGCTTTGTGCGGTGGGTCGCCACGGCCGACGATCGGGTCTGTGAGTGGTGTGCGCCCCGCATGGGATGCCTCTACTACGCCGGCAGCGTGAAGACCCCCGCGCACCCGAACTGCCGTTGCGCCCTGTCCCCGATCACCCTCGAGGCCCTGGTGATCCAGAACGAGCTGGCCAGCGGCCGCGGCGAGCGATGGGAGGCGCAGCAGCAGGCCCTGGCCGCGGCGACGCGGCAGAAGTACGACCAGGCCAGCAGCAGGCCCTGGCGGCCGATCGGCGGCACCGGTGAGCCCCGCGGCCCGGGCGACTTCCCGCTGATGGAGCGCACCGCCCTGCCGGCCACCACACCCCGGCCGAACCAGGCCAACAACCCGGCAAACGGCGGCGCCAGGCCCTGGCCATCAGGGGATCCGGTGTGGACCCCCTCCAGGGGATGGATCAATGCCGCCGCTCGCGAGGCCTACGAGGCCATGGTCACTGAGGTGGCGGAGCTGGAGGTGTGATCAGGCCAGCACGGGATAGAGGCGCCGCACAAGCCGCTCCAGTGCCTCTCGGGCCGCGGCCATTGTGGCCGTGATCGGCGCCAGCAGGAGCTGCATCTGCGTCACTGGCGCGGAGGCAAGCTCAACAGCAGCGGGCGCCATCAGGCCGGCATACCAGCGGCCCAGCTGCTCACTGAGCGCAGGCAGGTGATCCCAGGCTCGGCGGCAGTAATGACCTGCCAGCAGGGTGAGCACGATCAAAACCTGCAGTCCGCGTAGCACGATCTGGGCTACCTCGGCCCAGTCGATCTGTTCGTTGAGCCAGAGCAGGCCCCGGGCGGTGGTGCCGGAGATGCGGCCTGCGGTGCCGGCAATAGTGGTGAGATTGGTTGCCATGGTTCCTCCGGCCAGTGCCGGGCGATGGGGTGATCGGTGGCGGGCCTTGCCCGGCGCTTCCGATAGGCAGACCCTACCACGAATCGAGCGCTCTGCTGCCGCTATCTAAGGAAAAAGTGTCCATAGCGCAGGGTAGTGTGAGCGGCCGTTCTGGGCTGATCCTATGGCTGCCATCGGCTACGCCCGCGTCAGCAAGGACGATCAGGCCGACGCCCTCCCCGCCCAGGTCAGCCGCCTCAATGCCGCCGGCTGCAGCCGTGTGATCACCGACATAGAAACAGGCCGCAGCTCGGATCGGGACGGACTGCTGGAGCTGATGGCGATGGTGCAGGCCGGCGAGGTCTCGGAGCTGCTGGTGACCCGCGTGGACCGACTGGGGCGTGATGCGGCCTACACCGACGCCCTGCTGGCCCAGTGCGAGGCGCGGGGCGTCACGGTGCGGGCCCTGGACGGTGGCGCGATCGAGACGGCGACTCCTCAGGGGTTCCTGATGGCCAGGCTGCAGACGGGCCTGGCGGAGATGGAATCGCGCATGCTCTCGATGCGCCTACGTCGCCAGTTCACCGTCTACCGCGCCGAGGGCCGGCACCTCAGGCGGCGCAAGCCCTTCGGCTACCAGAACGGGCCAGGCCATCGGCTGGAGCCGCACCCTGAGCACTGGGGGGAGGCGTTGCGCGTGTTGCGTGAGCTGCGGCGGCTGGCGAGCTTTGCGGCGGTGGCCCGCTCCATGCCGCAGTGGTGCGCGTGGACGCCGGCCGCCACCAACCTGCAGGCGTGGTTCGTGAATCCCGTGATCCGCGGGCACATCGGCCACCAGCTCGACAGGGGCAGCGGCAAGGGCTGGCGGCGGCAGTGGGGTGAGATCCACTACGACCAGCACCCGGCACTAATCAGCGAACAGGACTGGCGGGAGCTGGCCGCACTGCTGCAGCGACCCACCAACCGGTTCAAGGCAGCGGGCACCACCGAGACCCGGCACGGGCTGACGGGGCTGCTGCGGTGCGCATCCTGCGGCCACCTGCTGCGACGAAACACATCGAACGGCGTGGCGTGGTGGCGGTGCCGGCACCGGCTCTGCGATGCCCGTGGCGGAGCCAGGGAGGATCGAATCCTTCCGGTAGTTGTCGAGGCGTGCGTGGCTGAGGCGCGGCGACTAGCGGCCGTGCTGAGCGAACCAGCAGCAGAAGATCCAGCACTGGCAGCGATGCGCGGCGAGCTGGAGCTGATGGAGCGGATGGCGGCCCGTAACCCGGACAACCGGGCGATGGCGGCAGCAGTGGCGGAGCAGCGGCAGCGAATCGAGACGGCGCAGCGCGTGGAGCAACCGGCCATTGATCCTGCTGCCTATGAAGCGCTGCAGGATCCGTGGTTCTTCAATGGCGCGACACCTGAACAGCAACGGGTGCTGTTTGCGGCGGTGCTGCGGTCGGTGACGGTGGGGCCTGGTGGTGACCCGATCGCACCTCAGCCGCGTAGCTGATCAGGCGCTGTTGCAGTGCATCGCGCAGAGTCAGGCGCCTGATGTACTTCTCGCTCACACTCAACGCTTCCGCGGCATCGGCCACTGTCAGCAGCAGCTTCTGAGGTCGTGCAGCGGTTGAGGCCTTCCCCTGGCTCACAGCTGCGTCCCTCCCCCTGGAGCCGAGCGCAGCAGATCTGGGCATCGCCGCACCACCTCCGCGGCCATGAGCCGAGAAAAGGCCGGATGCTGCATCTCAGCCGACCACAGCATCAGGCTGTCGGTGAGGCCGATGCGAACGGCCTCAGGCATCGAAAAGCCAGCGGCCATGACTTGGCAGATCGAACCTGCTGAGGCCCAGGCCGCCGTGGTCAGGCTGTAGGCCTGGGCCCGCTGCGGCTGGCAAGCGCCGGTGCCGAGAGCTGCGGCAGCCAAAACATGAAGAAATCTCATGGCTCGATGGGTACGGACCAGACTGGCAATGTCCGAAATCGTAGCGAACCTCTCGGACCTGTGTACTATTGCACCCAGACAGCAACAACCCTAGGTAGTAATGGCTGAATCCTTTTCCCGGCGGCGCGCTCCGGCGCTGCCCCAGATCCGCCCCGCCACCGCCGTGCAGCCGCTCAGCGGCGGTCAACGAGCCAGGACACGCCGCTTGCCAGCTCAGCACGAGCGCCCAAATCGCGCCGCCACCAGGCGCCATTACAGCTCCGATGAGGTGGCTGTGCTGGCTTTGTTTGCTGTCGCCGCTGGCATGGTGATGGGGCTGGTTGCCTTCACCATCCTTCGCGACACGATCTATCGCAATCAATCGGTTTCCTTGGTTGCCCCGCTCAATCCTTGAGCGATCTGGCGCTGTTACGGTCTGGCATCAGATCGGAGTGACAACAAAGCGCCTACGGTGTAGGTGCCGATCCGCAGCAACGGAATGACCACCGCAGACCGTGAATATGCCGCCCAGCATCTGTTGGCCTTCCTGCAGCGTGTGGGCCCGTTGGAAGCGATCTGGGCGATGACCACGGCGCTGGAAGCGTTGCAAGCTCCGGATGCCCTGGCAAGTGGCGATCACCTGGCGACCGTTGTTCAAGCCTTCGATGAAGTTGCCGCCGAGGCCAACGAGCTGGCCGCTGCACCGCCGCCTGAAGCCGCACCAAACGAGCTGGCCGCTGCACCGCCGCCTGAAGCCGCACCAGCTGATGGTGCAGTTGCGCCTGCTGCTGACATCGCGGAAAGCGAAAAGGAGTCGGCTGAGGCTGGCTGAGCGCCATGCCTACCTTGACGGCATCCGTTCATCAGTCGTGACACAGCCGCAAACCCTGCAGCTCGATGCCGTCTATGAAGGCACGACCTGGGAGGGAATCAATTCGGTCACCCTGGAGATGCCGGCCGGCACGCCTCTAAACCTCACCGGTGCGCAGCTGCAAATGGTTTACCGGCGAGTGGGAGAGAGAGCCGAGCGACTGGCGATGGGGGTCAACACCGGCATCCAGATCACCAACGCCACCGGCGGTGTTTTTCGGGTGCTGCCGCAGGTCCTCCCCTTGACGGTCGGTTTCTACTACTGGGAGATCATTGTCACCCTATCCACCGGACTGATCGTTCCTATTTTTGCTGGCACGCAAGAGATCACCCGAATCGGGAGTGCGTCGTGACTGACATCTCAGCTGTCGTTCAGCTACAGGAAACCGTCCTGCAGGCGACCATCGGGAGCACCGATCCAGGAAGCGGAACAGATCTGACGCTGGGGGCCAGCGTCGCTGACGTGCTGAGCCTGGCGGGCCAGCAGCTGAATGCCGAGGGCCCTGCTGGAGACGTGCTCCTGTTCTGGGATGCCAGCGCCGGCAAGCTCACGTACCTCAACCTGGCGGATGGGCTGAGCATCACCGGCACGAATCTGACTGTTACCGCTACCGGGACAGGCACGGTTACCAGCGTCAACATCTCCCCGCCGGCAGCGGGGATCACGGTGAGCGGTGGGCCGATCACTTCCTCGGGCTCAATCACCCTGGCGCTGGCCAATGATCTGGCAGCGGTTGAGGGGTTGAACACCACCGGCATCGTGCGCCGCACAGCGACCAACACCTGGAGCGCCGGAACGGCGGTAGATCTCTCCAGCGAGGTTATGGGCCAGCTCCCGTACACCAGCCTCTCCGGATCTCCCAACCTCTCCCTGAAGGCCGATCTGGTTGGCGGCCTGGTGCCTACATCCCAGATCCCCAGCATTGCCGTCGTTGAATATCTCGGCCAGGCCGCAAATCAGAGCGCGATGCTTGCGCTTCGCGGGCAGAGCGGGGACTGGTGTATTCGGACAGATTCCAGCACGGAATGGGTGATTGTTGCCAACAATGGCGCATCTCTTTCCGATTGGATCCAACTGCCCAATGGTATTTCCCCTGTCAGTTCAATTAACGGGCAGACCGGGGCTGTCACCCTTGGCACAGGCGATCTACTCGAGACTGGTGGCAACCTGTATTTCACAGCAGCCCGAGCAATCGGCGCAGCGTTGACGGGATTCGCTGCAGGCGCTGGCACGGTTACGGCTGCAGATTCAATCTTGCAGGCGCTTCAGAAGATCGTTGGTACAATCGCTGACATGGCGGCCGATGCGGCGCAGACGCTGACCAACAAGACGCTGGGCAACCTGCGCGAGTCGGTGTTCACGATCACCGACGCGGTAGGGTTTGAGATCAACCCGCTAAATGGCCCGCTGCAAAGGGTAACGCTCGGCGCAAATCGTACACCGGTGTTTACGTTCCTAGACGGTCAGAGCATGAAGCTGAAAATGAATTTCAGCACCTTTGCTTTGACCTACACCGGCACAGGTGGCCCGGTGGTGTGGGTGGGCGGCACAGCTCCAGCGGCACCATCATCGGGATGGTTGCATGTTGAGTTCTGGCGTGAAGGTGATGTCCTGCATGGTGGCTTGGTGGGGAGCACGGCGTCATGAGGGGGCATTTTTTGAGGGCGGTGAGCAAGGGCGTGCCGTTTCCGCCATGGAATGGTCCTTACAACGGGGGCCAGTTCTTGTTGGCGTTGCAGTCACAGTTTAACTTGACAGTTACTGACACGCTAACAACTCCAGCTAGCACTTATCCAGGTTCTAATGCTTTTTTTGGTGGCGTACTGCTGCCTGATGGTCGAGTGTTCTGTGTGCCAAACAACAGCACTACAGCAAGGATTTACAATCCAGTTACTGACACGCTAACAACTCCAGCTGGCACTTATCCAGGTTCTAATGCTTTTTTTGGTGGCGTACTGCTGCCTGATGGTCGAGTGTTCTGTGTGCCATTCAGCAGCACTACAGCAAGGATTTACGGCACTGCATTATCGCCACTGCTGCCACTTGATGCTGTGCTTAGCCCCTACCTGAACAAATTTTAACCATGACCCACGCCATCATCCTCAACAACCAAATCACCACCCACGGCGACTACCGCACCCTGTGGCCAAATACATCATTCTCGGCGCTCGGCCCCAATGCTGAGTTCCTCGCTGAGAACAACGCAGTTGCCATCCGCAGCGACCCGCCACACGACCCGGAAACCCAGATCCTGCAGCCCTGTGAGCCGTATCTGCTCAATGGCGTGGCGTACAACATGGAAACCGTCGATCGCTCGCCGGCAATCGAGCCAACGCCTGAGCCGCAGTGGATTCAGTTTGGGTTGGAGCTGGCTGGCGTGCCTGCCATACACGAGCTGTTGGGTACGGTGGAATCTGTCAATCGCCCACTTGAGCGGATGCTGAGCGGTGGGCTACTGCAAGCGGCTGAGGGAAATCCGCGCACCTTTTTAGCGGCTTGGGCCAAGGTTGCTGAGCTAGGCTTGGTCAGCTCGGAATTGATACCTGCCATCACAGCGCTGGCCGCGACCCACGGCCTCCCGGCTGAGTTTATCGCGGGACTTGATGCGTGAGTACGTCAGCCCCCAGTACCCGTAAACAGGTCCTGATAACTGGATTGAAGCGGGCAACCATACCGGTGCCAGACTGAGGCTAAAGCGCATCGAACCTATGGACCGACGAACCGAAATGGTGACGCTGGCCACCGAGCTGCTCAGCGAGCAAATCAGACCGGTGCGGATCCTCTCGATTTCTGACCAGGGCGGCGAGCCCCAGGGAGAGTTTGTGTCCAACCAGCAGCGCTTCACGTTCAAGTTCACCAAAAGCGGCATGGTTACCTACCGACCGAAAGGCACGGGCCAGAGCGACCGGGGCGACAGCCGCATTGATGCCCTGCAGGCCCGGCTCGAGCGCATGAAAACTCTTCTCGGAGTATCCCGATGAACTGGCTTGATCGACTGCTGGACCCCCTCCTGGATCGCCTCGTCCTGAAACTGGCAAACAAGGTCCGCCCACAGCTGAACGGGGCGATCGATGCCGCGCTGGATCGGGCGGAAGACCGGATCGACACGGCCCTCGAGGGACTGGAGGAGCGGCTGCTGGCGGTGGCCACAAAGCCCATCGAAGACCTGAAAGCGGCGCTGGCGCCGGTCATCACCTTCCAACAACAGGTGGTGGATGCCGAAAGGCTCCGGGCTGATGTCTGGTCGCAAGCTGCAGAGATCCAGCAGCAGGCGATGACGACCCTTGCACCGGGGGCTCGATTCCCGACGCATCAGGAGGTTGAGGAGGCTGCCAAGGCAGCCGGGATGACTCCCGCCGCAGACGTGAGGGCCGCGATCACCTCCGCA